TTGGGCAGTTAACGCGCCTGGAGTTGTAGATACATTTGCAAATGTTTCCAGAACAGTATTTGGAGTACCACTAATTTGGCCATCTTTGTCAATTACTGCGACATGGATATTACCAACTGTTGGTGCTGTACCAAATATAGAGTTATGTTGCCATTTCTTAACAAAAGACAGCTTGCTCAAATCAGTTTCGGCAAGTGTATAACGACTTGTGAATCCAATAGCTTGAGTAAATCCGACAGTTGCAGTTACTGCAGTATTACCTGTTCCAAATACTGCTTCAATATCAGTAACACTAGAAGTTTGTACTACAAGTTCTTGATAACCAATACTTGAGTTACCAATAACAAGAACATCTCCAACATCAACAATCGGAAGAATTGTAGTATTAGCAACTTCAAAAGAAAGTGCACTAGTATTAAACTCTATAGTTTGTGAAACTGAAGTATTAGAAATTGCGTTTTCTGGAATATCGCCAACTACTGCAATTGATGTAGAGTATGCAGAAGATGTAGACCAAGAAACTTCAATTGAGTTACCTAGTGCACCAGGATATTTTGCGCCAAATGCAGCGTATACACTGTCTTCTGCAATGATTTCATTATTTGCGTCGAGTACAATAGTTGTACCAGAGGCAGTTGCAGATGAGTCATCAGCTCGCACAACGTATAACGCGCTTGAGTATGATAGATAATCAGATGCACTGAAAAATGTTTCGTAGTTGTCGTCTGTTGGTTTACCAAAGCGGTCTACTAAGTCATTTTCAGAAGTGATTAAAATGGGGTCATTAACTGGTCCCCATTTAAAGATACCGGCCAATGCTGCCGGAGCTGTTGCAACACCCGGCACTGTTTGACTCGCATCCACTTCACGAACAATAACGGAAGGACTTACGGAAAAAGCCATGTTTTTCTCCTTTAATTAATTAGAAACGCGTTTATATTTTAATATTATTGTTTCTATTTATAATTTATTCGATTTGCTTTATGAGCGCTTATAGTCTAATGCCGTCGTCTGCGTAAAAATCTTCATCGCCGACATCAATGAAACCTAGTGGTAACATTTCTTCTTCAATTTGCTCGTCTGTTTTTTCTCTAAGTTTTGTTAATGTGTTTATATCAGTCATATCTTTAAAATATGTCTGTTCTGTCATCCATGAAAACAAAACTAAATTCATTACTAAGTCATCGTGAAACCCAGATTCTGCTTCATATGAGTTTGCTTTCTTTGAAAATCTACTCAATTCTTGTATAGTGTCATAATCACGTATGAATAATTGGTTCTGTTCTACAAGCATTTTAAGCATAGAACAACCAACAGATTTTACAAGTTTAGTTGTTCTAATACCATTATCGACATTTTTACCAAATCCAGCACTTAAAACTTTACCACTTCTGCCAGAATTTTGCGTATAAAGTAAATTTTCGTATCCAAGATCTAGTGTAAGGATATCGGAAACTTGTCCACCAATATCATTAATTTCTACTAATATGCCTGCTTCGTTGTAAATCATACCAGCTCTATATAGTACTGATGCAAAATCAACCGGGCCTATCATATTATCTTTATAACTACCAACAGATCTATAAGGCATACTTGTAATATCAAAAATAGTAAAAGAAGAAGAATCTAAACCTTTGCCTCGGGCAACATCTGCAGTAATTACATATTGATGACCTTTTTCAGCTCTTTCGTATTGACTTAATCCTTCTGCTTTAGCAATAGGTTGCTCAGGATATAACTCTTTTAATTTACCACCACTAATAAGTGTACCAGAAGATCCTAAGAATTCACAGCAATATTCTTGGTTAAACTTAGCTTCGTCGTGGTCAAGAGCTTCAATAGTTTCTTTACGCCATTTTTCATCGCGGCCAGGAACATCATACCACATAACTTCTTGATATTCATAACCGTTGGTACCTTCCTTAGCACCCTTGCATGTTTTCCAAAAATGATTCAACCCATTTGGAGTTGAGGTCATCAAAAGTTTTGTAGATTCACCAGATGAAATAGTAGGATATACTGAAGCAAAAAACTCGTCGTAACCCTCAATGAATGCAACCTCATCTAGATACAGGAAGTTAATAGACTTACCACGAATAGCACTAGAAGATGTAGTACCGGCAAGTACCTTACAGCCATTTTCTAGCTCAATGTTGCCTTTATTCCACTCTTCTATGCCTTGCTGCAGCCACTTAGGCAATGCCTCATATGCTAACTTAACTCGTGCCATAACCTCTCTAGAGGCATCTCCTTTGTTTGCAAGGATAGCTACGGTCTTAAACTCGTTAAACAAAATATAATGTAGAATAACCGCAACTGCTGTAGTAGTTTTACCAGACTGACGGGCAGTTAGAACGGCAACTCGCCTACTTCTAAAGATTTTATCACATATTTCTTTTTGGTAATCATACATATCAAAAGGTACAAGACCTCTATCAACATGCACAATTTTAATGTATTGTTTAGAGAAGTAAACTGGATCATCTGAGCATTTTGCATACTCTTTAAGCAGTTCAGGAGTCCATTCAATCTGCTCTTGAACTTTCTTAAGATGTGAGTTACCTAAGTACCCGTCACCCATCTTTTTCGCCTTTCATCATCTTCAAAAGATCTGCAGTAGATAAAATTAGATTGTTATTTGTAACGTTTGTTTGGGCTGCTTCTTTTGGCCCATTAACTTCTTCTTTAGCATATTTCTTTTTAGAAGATATATCAGCATAATCTTTGTTAGCGTCAAGCATTGTTTTCATAAGAGTACCGACAACTTCAAATGCGCGTGGTTGCTCTGACTGTTTTGCAATCTCAAGCATTTCGTACATAGCATCTTTACCAATATCAATAACACTTGCAATGTTCTGACGTACCATTTCTATATCTTTTAAATTTTCTTCGTGATCATCATTAGAAACCGCTGGTAATTGCAATGACGTATCATGCTCAATAACAGAAGGCGTATATTTTTCATCTTCATCTATATCAGACATTTGGCGAATACCAAGTGCAGAAGAAATCTTTTCGTCGCTCATTATACATCCTCAAATATTGTAATAATACCCCAATCATCGCCAAACTCAATTTGTTGGTAAGCAACCGAAGTTGCTGCAGGGTTTCCAACAGTAACAGTCGGTGCAGATCTATAACCAGAACCAGGGTTTGTTACTATGAAACCAGTAGCTTGACCAGTTTCATCAATGGAAATAGTTGCTGTTGCAGTATTAGCAACAACAGAATCTATAGCAACATTCGCAGAAATATAGAACTTACCATTGTTATTTATGGTAATTGAAGTTACAGATCCATCAGTCAGAATAGCAGTTGCTAATGCTTGATAATCTGATGCTTCGCCGTCTGGTGCAGAAATTGTAATCAATGGTGTAGTGCCAGTATAGTTAGAACCAGCGTTTGTTATATCAATTAATGTTACTTCACCTTCAGTTACTACAACAGTTGCAGTGGCGTTATTCCGGTCAAAATTGCCAGTGTAATTACTTCCAGTTGTTGGTGCTGTTGGTATTGTATAAGTGCCGACTGGTGTTAATCCAACAATCTGACTAACAGTCAAGTTATCTAAGGCACCAATGAAGCTTCTTTCGTTTGTAGAACGTTCGCCGATAATAACATCAACTCCGCCGCCAAGTAAGAATCCTTGAGGAGCACTAGCTCCTGCATCTACAATACCGTTTACTAACCATCTTGCTGTGCTACCATAATGCTCAACACGACAATGATTCCATTCATTCAAATTTAATGCTTCAGGAGTAGATCTTGCAGGAGCTCCGCCAGTTGCATGGAACAAGGCTAACTCACCAGTTGATTCTACTTCAATTCTCATTTGACTACCTTGGAACCACAATATCGTATTATCACTCGCGTTGAATTCTTCTGGGTAGAGCCAAAATTCTATTGCAAATCCGCCGCCAGCAGTAACTAAATTGTAGTCAGTTGTGTGACTAAAAGTTGTATCTGTGTAATTTGCATGGTACAACGCGTCATCACCAAACTTAACATAAGCAGATTTTAGCGGTGGTGGTGATATAGAGACCGTAGCTGAGTCATAGTAAGTACCGCTGTTAGTTATACCAATAGAACCAATAGCGTCATTAGAGATCACTGCAGAAGCACTGGCGGTGGTTACAGGAGCGTCAGGAGCACTGATTGTAATGGCTGGAACGGTAGAATAGTACCCACCAGCTTCATCAATTATGAACGATGATATGGCGGTATTCGCAATTACTGGTGTAATTTGAGCATTTAGTACGTCTGGTGCAGCAATAGTAACTGGGATACTATTATTTGGATCATAGTTTTCACCATCATCTATAATAGTGATTTCAGAAACCGTACCATTTGAAAGAGAAGATGTTGCCGTAACAGTTACACCGTCTTCGTAAAGTGGGTTGCCATTAATATCTAAGCCAGGCTTTATTTTAACTGATTCTTCTGCTATGCTATTATCAAGAGTACTAGTTGCTAAATCTACATCGATAAATTTGATTACTTTCTTCTTCTTTTCAGGACCAAAGTACCAGCCTTTTAAAGTAAAAGTGAGCGTGTATAGAATAGTTTGTCTTGTCTCGTAATCACCTTCGTAAAGATCTTCTGTTGTAACGCTGTTTAAAACAATAGGAATATCAATAGCGTCTAAATCTTCTACCATCTTCGCAGAAACAGTCCAATCAGGAGCAAAGAACGGCAGAATCTGCTCCATAATTTTTGTTGCATCCTCTGAGTACTTTGTCATAATATACAAAGAAAACTCGAGGTTATATGGAACTGAAGAATATACAAAGCTTCTTGCTGAATCAGTTTCAGCCTTTGCTTCTTTACGCATCTTTTGTGTTGACCCGATTTTTCTTGCTGGGTCATATGATAGACTTGAAATTTCAAAAGACATACGCGGCAAAGTAATAGCAGTTCTTCTACTATTCAATAAATCGGG